TCCTACACCTTTAGGTGTAGAGGGTGCTTGGTTTAACTCGTCAGAACGGCATTTCCTCATTCGGTGTCAGCATGTAGTAGCCGCCAGACTTCAATGTACTCTCAACCAGCATCCGAGTGTTGATGGCCACCATCAAGTCCACTTGCTGCCGCCCGTCGTTCTTCACTCCTCCAATTTCACCGAACACCGTCTGCTTGACAGCCTTACGGCTCATGGGCCACTGATACTGTTGCGATGCCTTGTGAATCCACTCGCGGATGTCGGCCTCGCTGTCTGCCTCGATGGTGGCTGTCCGTGTAGTACCGCCGTTGCTGATAATCTTCGGAATGCCCAGCTTACCGGCATCGTCGGTCACCTCAAACTTCCAGTCGTCAATGTCCTTGTCGCGTGCATCCTGCTGCTTGACGGTGAAAGTCACGCCGTTGGCCGTTTTTGTCTTGATGCTAACCAGCGTGTCGCTCACCTTGTTGCCCAGCTCTGTGCCTGCCCAGCCGCGCATCTTCAGTCCGTCTTCGTCGTTCTTCCTGTTCGGGTTCTGGTGCAAGGCCATCCATATTGACATCTTGCTTTCTTCGGCCACGCCGCTAAAGTAGTCGAGCGTATTGGTGATACTCTCCTCGTCGTTGATACTTGCCAACAGGTCGCGCAGACCGTCAACAAACATAACGTCAGGGCGAATCAAGTCAATGGCCAGTCTGATCATGTCGAAGCGTTGCACGTATGCCTGCTTGTTGGAATCCTTCGGCATGTTGGTCAGACGTAAGACGTTGAAACGCTCATTGGGCATTCGCATCTCCCATCCGCACAGCCAATGGACGCGCCGCAATACCTTAGCGGTATTCAGCTTTTCCATCTCCGTGTCAATGTATAGCACGCTTGGTTCGTGTCCTATATACTCAATGGTTCGCTCCGGCACCGTCAGTCCAGGCAGGTACGTTTGCACCCGCTCGCTTCCGCTTCCGAGGATTGCCGCCATGAGCTGTGTTAAGACAAACGACTTTCCGTTTTTCTTCTGTCCGCTGATGGCCGCAAGTCCACCGACCTTTGAGAATGGCACGCCGTTGAACTCCAGTATGGAGTAAGGTTCCGGGTAGTCATCGCGAGGGTCGAGCAGGTATGGGCGCAATAGCTCCCACTGCTGATTCCTCGCTGTGTCATCGCCAGGCAGCGGTATTTTGTTCTCGTCGTTCATAGTTCCTAATCTCTTTCAAATCTGAATCCGTCGGCGATACAGTTCTTTTCAAACCTCTCGCTGCGGTTGGTCTCCTCGTCGTAGTAGATAACGTAGCGGCCTGGCTGACCTTCCGAGCAATCCTCATCGAGCAGATAGCCACGTAGCAGTGCATTGTGGCGGTGGCTGGTCTGACTGCGTGTGTACGGCTTCATCACCACCACCTTGATGTTAGTCTTACGCTCCAGTCCGTAGATGATGCGACGTTTTTCTTTTTCTATTAATTCTCGGCGATTCTGAGAGCGTAATTCCTTAACGGCTTGGTATTTCTTCGGGTCTCGCCTCCGAAGCGTCTCATACGTCGATTCTCGAAGTCCTGAGCGGTATTCTTCCCATCGCTTACGGTTGCCAGCAAGTGTCGCCTCGCTGACGGGGTGACCTCGTTTGCGGTCATAGCAGCCATTGCGCTCATTGGTTTTTGCCATCGCCTTCGTCTGTCGTCGCTTGATAGCCTTCATCCCCGCTTCGCTCTTGGTTAGTCCGAGCTTACGGGCGAAGTCGTGCAACTTATACAGACTGATGCCCATGGCTTTGGCCAGTCGGCAGTTCTCTGTCTCTGGGAACCACCGGCGCAGCCATTCCTTCTGCTCTTCGTTAAGGACGAGATAATGTACCTTTCCATTGTGCGCCATCTCTATTTCCCCAGGAAACTGTTTCATACAATCCTTTTAAAATCTTTAGTATGGATATTGTCGAACATGTGCAGTTGACTGGGCATTGTTGAAATCCACTGTATAACTTGCTTGGTCTTCAATTCGTCGGTGCCCGTGCGGTCTTCCACCATGAGGATGAAGTTCTTCCACCAGTCACTCTCCGTGGCCAGGTCGCCGTCGTGCTCCGAATGGCGGGTATCGCGTGTTGCCCGCTGTGCCCACTTTCGTGAAGCCTTGATGAGCTTCCGCATTTCCTTGAAGTAGCTTCGGTCGCGGTCGTCGAGCGGTGTCTTCACTTTGGCCAGCAGGTCGTCAATGTCGAGCAGCATGGAGTCTATCACGTCGGCCAGCACCGTTGTCAAGTCCATCATCACGGCCAACGTCTCGATATTCTGGTTAAGTTCCTCGCGGGTCATGCCCGTAGCCTGAATGAGGTGCAGCGCATCGATGATTTCGTCCCACTGCTTGCGTGTTTCGTCAGTCATAGTTCCTTGCTTCGTTTCTTTAATGGAAAAACAACGAGCGACAGCCCGTAGGCCACCGCTCGCAGAAATAGTCATCAGAATGGCAAATCATCGTTTTCTTGCGCTGCTGGTTGCTGATTTGTTGGCATGAATGACGAATCCTGCTGTTGTGTCTGTTGCTGTTGTACAGCAACATTCTGCTCCGTCAGAATCTCAAACTTGTAAAGCCTTACATGATTGAAGTGACTTGTCTTTCCTTCCTTGTCCGTCCATTCGCGCACAGAGTGCGAGAACCCGCAGCGGCATTTGATTTCGCACTTCAGCTTCATGCACCCGTTCTCCACGATGCCCTTGTTGTCATCACCACGCTCCACGTATGCCCCAATCTGGCCCATGATGCCAGGCTCCATCGTCTCCAGCAACACCTTGTCGCTCCAGCGGTCATCAGGCCGCTCAAAATACTCAAAAACAAAGGGCAGAGCCTTCCACTCGCCCTTGCTGCTTGTGCCTCTCCTGACGGGCAGCACTTTTTGAATTCTTCCTTCAAATTCCATAATCTGCTACTTTTAATAGTCTCCGAAAAAACCAAGTATTGCCATAAATACCAGAACGCCGACGTGTGTATAGACAACCTCGGCATTCGTGAACGTCTCACCTGCGATGGCTGAGAACATCATGTTCTTCTTGGCCATCCACTTGCTGATTCTCTTTTTCATAATTTCCTGTTTTAAGTTTCACTGATTTATTTTTCATTATCTTTGTGGCGAAAACTTCGCCATTCTCCGTCAGGCTGAACACATCCCCGCACTCCATGCAGAATGCTACTCCGGGATAAAAACACAAGCTATCCGCATCCGCTCCGCAAGACGGGCAAGTAATCGTTGCAATGTCAATGCTCATCTGTTTCGTTTTTACTGTGCCTTGCGGTTTTGTCGCAAGGCCTCACATCGTTGCCGCAGGTGGACTCGAACCACCGACTCAGCCGCTCACGGCCAGCTCTAAACCAACTGAGCTATACGGCAAGAAAAAGCCCGCACGACAAATCGCACGGGCACGTTCAATTTATCTATTCAATATATTAGTTTCGATTTTAGTCTCACTGCCTAATACCCAGCTCTACAACATCTGGCACACGTGCCAACAGGTCTCCTTTGAAATGGTTTAGGCTCTACACCTCACTCGCGCCTCACAGCGGGAGAGTCCACCCGGTCTTGCTACATTCTTGTATCGTCTGTTGCGATTCCATCGCAACCTCTCCCACAAGGTCCTTCACAAGTCGCCTCTCGTCCGGCTATGTATTGTTTTAGGGGCGTTGCCTTATTCCAGGGTCGCCATGATGGTCGGTCTTGCCGATTCCCCTTGCCGTATCTGAGTACCCAGCAGTGCTGGTTTGTATAGTCATTGAATTATGTGGGAAGTGGTGGAGACGAACCACCTGCTCATCCAAGGTTTTTCAAGATGTTGCCGCCGCTGTGGTAGGATGCCGTAGCATTTTGTCGGTCGGCGTGTCATTTATCCCATTTGCCGGTTTGCACCGTTATTCCGGCTTTTCTTCCCTTTATATGCTTGCTTCGTCTGTCTCGTCGCTATGGTGTAGCGAACACAGCACGGCACATCAGTTCTTCAATCTCACCGCTTGCAAACATCCTCTGTATCTTGTTCCTCGGATAGAGCCACGATGACTCATGTCTTTCCCCTCTCTCATCCGTCACCCTCGGTTGCTTCCTTGGAAGAGAATGCCCATACCGCTTCAGCCAGCTCTTTGTGAACGTCCCGAATGTCTTCACCAGTTCATCGCCTGTCAGCCAAACTTCGGAGTACATTTCCATCTGCTCCTCCATCGTACGTCTGACCACGCTCTTCAGCTCCGTCATTTCGTCTCTCGTCAGCATATCATCTTCGCTTTAATTGGTCCGTATTCGTAATCATTGTTGACCACTCACGCAGTCCGCGTGATAGTGATGCTTCTTTCCATCGTCCCTGCCACGGCATCGCTAATGACCGTCTTGAACTGCCATCCGTAAGTGTTCCGCTTGTTCTTAGCCTGATAGGCCTGTGAGGCCGCACTTTTTGCACGCTCGTAGTTCGGAAGCGTGAACGTCTTCATGTCGCCAACGGCAAACTTCTGAAGGTCTTCCATTGTAATTCTCTCCTGTGTCATACCTTTTAATTTTTCTTAAACTTTTAGTTAGTTTGTAACAACGAACAGAAAAAAGCCGTATATTTGCAATCCGACACCCTCGCAAAGTGTTAGCAAATTGGCGGTTATCCGCTTCCGAAAAGACGGCCTCCCGTCTGACGGCTATTTTCATGCTCGCTGTTAGTTTGTTACTTTCTGCGTGCAAATATACAAACTTAAAATGAAATGATGGTTATTTATGGTTATTTTTTAAGATTAATTAAGGTTATAAACGGTTATCTATGGTAACAAAGGAAGAAATCAATGGTTATTTCCTCGAAGCTGTCAGAAGACTGAAGGCTCAGGGATATTCGCAGAAGGACATCGTGAAAGCTGCTGGCCTTGCTCAGAATGCTATCAGCAAAATCAAGACAGGGCAGAACAATGCCGGTGATGACACCATCAATAAACTATGCACCGCATTCAATCTCAACCCCGATTTCTTCTATCGGGGGAGCAAGCATTTCAAAATGGATGAGAAAGAACAAAAGCCTGGATCTGCACCGATGATTGACAACGGAAGCGCAATCAATGCCGCCCTTGCCGCTAAAGACGAAACCATTGAAACTCTGAAGGCTCGCATTGTTGACCTCCAACGCACCATAGCCGACAAGGAAGAAATCATCAAAGCCCGCGACGCTCGCATCATTGCCCTGGAGCGTCAGCTGGCTGCTGCAACCACTGGCGACCTCTCGCGCTACCCATTTACTATTGGAGCTGCTGAATATCAAGACAAATCTAAAATATGAAATGTTTCCCCGAATAGTAAAAAAATGTTAATAAGACCCCCAAACATCAAGTAAATACTACTGTCCCCTTTTTATTCACCTGTCCCCTCCACTTCCACAATAAAAAAATTGGGAAATGTAGAAAACACGGAGAAATCGGCAGTTTATCGGGGGGACAGAGAAAATGACGGAAAGCGCAAAACGGCGCAAAACGTTGCAAAATATACCAAATGTTTCCCCAAATGTTTCCCCAGATGTTTCCCCACTCGCGGGAAGTGGGGAAACATTCATAGAAAAAGAGTAGAATATGATTAATATATCGCTGGTTTACGACCACCATAAAAGGTCGAGGAAAGAGGATGAAGGGCCTGTTGAGGTCAGGGTGACTGTCAACAGAAAACCTTATTATATTAATACGGGCGTGCGCGTGCGGAAAGACAGGCTTGTGGGCAATTGCATCAGGGACGTGAAGGTGAAGCACGATGACAGTGTATGGCGCAGGACGGACGATGCGGACGTGCTGAACGAACGCCTGACCACGATAGTAGGGATAGTTGAGCGCGAGGTGAACTCATGCTTGGACAAACGCAAGCCCATCGATGTCTCGGAAATCAGGAGAAAGGTGTGGGAGCTGGACGTGAAGGATGCCGTGGACGGACAGACAATAGCGGAATGGATAAGAGAACAGGCAGGCATGATGAATTCAGCGAAGACAACCAAGGTACGCTATGTCACCCTGTGCAACAGACTGGAGGAATTCGGGCTGACGCAATGGGGGCAGGTGACGGTGGAGACGATATACAGGCTTGACGCATGGCTCCACCAGAAGAACAAGCCGCTGACGGAAAACCAGCGGATGGCTGGCGTGGAGAGCGGGAAGATAGGCGATGCAGGTGTATATTCGTACCATAAGGGCCTGCGTGCCATGCTTAACCGTGCGGTGAAGGTCGGCAAGATAGCCGCCAACCCGTACGACCGACTGCGTGGTGAGTTCAAGCGCGGAAAGTCTGACAAGACTGAATACCTTACTGAAGAGCAGATGAAGAAGATAGTAAACCTCACTCCCGTCCGGGGCTCACAGGAGGCAATGGCACGCGACCTCTTCGTGTTCCAGATGTACACGGGCCTTGGCTATGCTGACACGCAGGCGTTCGACCTGTCGAGGTACAGGCGTGAGACCGTGGACGGCCCCGACGGGCAGAAGACTGAAAGGTGGATATACATGGGAGAGAGGGTGAAGACGGGAGTCCCGTACGTGTCAATGCTTCTGCCTCCCGTGGTGGATGTGCTGGAGAGGAACGGCTGGCGGGTGCCTCGGATGAACAACCAAAGGTATAACCAGATGTTGAAGGCCATCGGCATGGTGATAGGCATCGGGCGGCTTCACTCACACATGGCCCGCCACACGTTTGCTACGTGGATGCTGTCGAATGACGCAAAAATAGAGAACGTGTCGAGGATGCTGGGTCACACTAACATAACGCAGACGCAGCGTTATGCGAGGGTGCTTGCCAAGGACGTATATGACGACTATGACAGGATGGCGAAAATACTGAACGATAAAAATACCGAAAAGAAATGACTATGAAGAATGTGTTTATTGCGGCCTTGTGCTGCTTTTTGGCTGCCGGCTGCGAAAAGCCTCTGATGAACGATGGGTATTCCGACGGCGATGGATGGTCTGACGCGGACGGAGTTCCTGCCAAGAAATTCACCTTCACCGTGAAGGGGGACTTCGGCTCTGCGTCCTTTACGCGAGGGTATCTGCAGGCCGACGGACAGGACATGACAGACCTTTGGGTATGGGACTTCATGGACGGGCTATGCGTGCAGAGTGTCCATCAGACGAGTGCGGACGCTGACTTCGGAAGGCCAGTGATGCGTCTTGCGTACGGTGAGCACCATGTGTATTTCGTCGCAAGCCGTGGTGTTACGCCATCCGTGGACGATGCTGCGAGGACAATCGTGTGGGACAAGGTGCGCGACACCTTCTGGAAAGACTATGACGTGAACGTGGTGAGCACCAGCAACGGCAACAGGGCCGTGACGCTTGACCGTGTGGTGACGAAGGCACGTCTGACGGTGGATGACGAGGTGCCTGCCGGCTGTGCGTCCGTTACGGTGACCCCGGCAGAATGGTACTACGGCATTGACTATACGACGGGTTCCGTAGCATCGGTGCAGCAGAAGGATGTCGTGATAAGCGTGCCGTCATCGTATGCCGGAACTTCCGGGCAGCTGGTTGTCTCTGTGTTCGGAATCAGCGGTGCGTCGGAATGGACAACCGACGTGACGTTGAAGGCAAAAGACGCAAGCGGCGGTTTGCTTGGACAGGCTGAGATAAGCGATGCACCGTTCATGGCGAACAGGGTTACTGAGTATTCCGGGAGTCTGTTTTCTGATGGCAGCACCATGAGCCTCGGACTTTCCGACGGATGGCTGGAACCCGTCACGGGTACTTGGTGATTCCGCTGGCATAGCGGAAATGGGAATGCGGCAGCGGGCTATCGTGCCTTGCTGCCGCATTTCATCATAGAGTTGATTTCTGACATGGCGTTCTTCAGGTCGGCAATGTCCTCGTCGCTGATGGGAGGTGTGTCATTCTCGTCGTACTTGTCGAAGTACAGCGGAAGCCACTGGTCTGGTGACAGCATCTTTTCGTTTTCCCTGAAAGCGAAGTGCGAGCTGTATGCACAAATGCGGAGCATCTGGTATGCCAGTACGTTCCTGCGCTTGTAGCCTCGAAGAATCCTGCGGGCCTCCCAAAAGGGTATGACGTAGAGGAATTCCCTGCGTGGTGTGCCTATCTCGCCAACGAACAACTCATAGAGGTCGTTGGCGGTCATGCGTTTTTTTGTTCCGTCCCCTGTTCTTCCTTTTCCTGCGGCTCTCCTGCCGGAATGTGGTAGAACTGTGCACGCAGTGTGATGAGGGTGCCTATGGCCGTGCCAAATTCCTCTGGTGTGCATTCGTTCATGATGACTGCCGAATTGACGGGTGGCTCTTCTTCTGAGTAGTTGTAATGCGCTGTGATGGCTGCAAGAATGGCGAAGATGGTTTTCTTGATGTCTGGCATCCGCTTGGACTGTAGGGCCGAGACTGCCTCCGATATGAAGTCCGTCATGTCCTCGCCTGACAGGTCACGGAATGCAATCTCCGTTGCAAAGCAGTAGGCGAGGGTGACCTGCTTTCCGCACAGTGTGATTTCCTTTGTTATCATAGTTTCTGTATTTTTATTTTTTCCTTTTCCTTGATGATGGCCTCCAGTGCCTCCATGTATGAAGGGTACTCGGCGGCTATTGCATTATGGTAAGAGTCGTACCTCCCCATGTTTGTCTGGAACAGTGCACACTCCTGGTTACTCCTCAGCGGCAGCGGTATGTTGCATTCCGGCATACATCGGTACGTGCGGCCCTCCATGACTGCCCATGCCCACTGCCACGTCTCGTCGCTTGTAGGTGACAGCCGCATATATGCACTGCGGTCGAAGAACCTGTTGTCAGTGAACGTACCCGGCGGGTATAGCGTCCCGGACGCTCCGTTTGCAGGTTTCTCGTTGAAGGTTACTTCCCCCGGCCGCGTGTACAGCCCCCTTGTCTCATATATCTTCCCGCACATGATGGTGATGAGACTGCTTGAAGAGCCGTAGATGATGTCCGTCGGATGCCTTCGGTGGTCATCAATCATCGCCTGAAGCCAACCGTCTCGCTGCCGCACGTCATCGTCCACCACGATGACAGGGCTGTATCCGTACCGCTCCAGCACGGGCATGAGCTTCTTGTGGCTTAGCGTGTTACCTTCGTCCCATATCACTTCCACGCCAAGATGCTGCATGGCTGTCAGGATGGTTGACGGACTTGGCAGCAGCGGTCTCACCCCGTCGCTGTTCCACTCGTCACGGCTGAGGGTGAGCACGAAACGTACAGGCGCGTCGTGCTGCTGTGTCATCAGCCACTGCATGGCTTCCACTGCCGATGCGGCACGCGGTGGCCATGTGGTCATTGAAATGATGATTGGCGTTGTTTCCATAGTTTCCATAGTTTCCTGGCAGTAAGATAACGCCCGGCGGCAGCATGCCGTTGCCTCCGGGCGTTGTTAGCGTGCGGCATCAGCTGCCGACGGTGTATTCTCCGTAGCCTTGCATCTGTGCCTCGTAGGTGACTACCTGGCGCACTGCCGCGTTGATGTTCAGCGAATTGAGCACCACCGACCCGGCTGCTATGACAGTACCCTTTGTGCGGTTGTTCGCGCCAGATGTGTTGCATATCTGCCACTTGCACGGCTTGCCCTCGAGGTACATGTACATGATGTCCGCGGTCACTATACCTCCGACCTGAGACTCTGTATTATCACTGTCTCCGACAAGAGCACTCGTGGTGATGTCATACGTTATCTGCGTCGGTTCCGGGTATGACCATTCTCCGTCTGTGTCTTTCGTGCTGATGTCCTCAGTCGCCACGGACACGTGCAGCGATAGCGTACGCGCTGCCGCAATGACAGATGTCGGGGTCTGATCTGGCGTAATGGGCGACAGGAAGAGGCGCACGTTCTGGCCCTTGGTGAATGCCGGTTCTATTGTGGCAGACGTACTGGATTGTAACGTGCTAATCTTGCCGATGCCGGTAAATGTGACATTCTTAACGCTGTTCTCACGGTTGTTGAAGTTGAATGTCGCATCGGTGATGATGGCTTCACCTTGCCGTGCGAAAGCAGGAGTAGATGATACCGGTGTCTGGTTTTTCGACCCAGTCGTCTCCGTCCACCAGATGGTGAACTTTTCCTTGTTTTTTATCGCCGTGAGAATCGAAGTCACGTCAAGTACGTGGAGGGTTTCTACATTGACCGTCCATGACTTGCCTGTCACCTGCGGTGTCGATGCAAGCCCTGCCGTGTCCTTGATGGCCGTGTCGTCGGTGTTATTTGCCAGGTTCACCGTGCAGTTCGTTGAACCTGCAAAAGCGGCTGACCCGATGAATATACGGAAGTTTTGTCCTCTGATTGCCATGTTTCTATGCTGTTATGTTGTCAGGATAATAGTTCAGTTGCAGACAGTAGCACGCACGGTCATAGTTGCGTCCCACTGCACCAGAGATTATGCGGCCGCCGGTGACAGCGGCTTTTACGGATTCGGCCTGCGTAAACAGGTCATCGGGTGTCCTGGCCGTGATGACTACCTCGCCTTTGGACGTCAGCTGTGCGACGATTGCGGGTATGTCTTCGGCTGCAGGAGGCGGTGCCGCCTGTGCTTCGGCGGCTTCTGTCCCTTCGGCTGGTGCATCGGCCGTTCGTCCTGCCTGTACCTCGGCATCCGTCTGCTGCTCCTGCTGTTCCAGCTCCTGGGCTGTCTCTTTAGTCTTGCTCATAGGTGGTGTTTTTTGTTTCGCACTGATATGTCAGCGTGTGGCTGTAGTCCGGCTTCCATGGGTTGTACTGTACGGTGTCGCCCTGTACTGAAATGCCGTTATCTGGCAG